GCAGATGCACGTTCTACAACATACTCTTCAGACTTACCTTTATGCTGTTTCCACAAATCTGCATCGGCAGTAGTTCTTGTCTTACCGCCAGAGATGAAAGAGTTTACTCTTGCGTGACCCCATTGAACAGCAGTTGTGCCTGGGCGGTGTCCGCCCTTCCATGCTGCAACACCTCTATCAAAAACTTTTTGTAGAATACCAAGTGCAATACCAGAAGCGTCTGCCTTCTTTTGAAGAGACTTATCTGCATTCTCTTTATACAAATCTGGGAACAACTTCTTCATCTTGTTTGTATACTTTGATGGTTTAGTCTTTGCAGTTGCATCGCCAGGAGCAGGTTCGTATGCTTTAGGATCATCGTCATCCTTTGCTGCCTGTTTTCTGAAGTGTGCATCTCTTTTGTCTTTAGTAGACTTTGCCATCTCATCACCCTCAGCATCTTTTGCATAATACTTAGCGGGTTGAGTTCCCTTCTTGTCTTTAATATCTTTGTCTTGTTTCTCATCAACTGGTACGCAATTTGGTACGTCTTTGCCATTTTTCTTTTTCATACCAACTTGTTTATAACCAGCCCAACAATCTTCTGCAAGTTCAATTTCATATAACCACTTTTTATAGGTTGTGCCATCTTCTGTCACAAAGGTAACATAGTTAGTTCCTCTACGAATAATTTTTCCAGTTGCTCCTCTGTAAGTATCTGTGACTTCTTCACCAATAGTAAATATTTCATTACCAATATACATATCACGAATGACATCTTCTTCAGTCATAACATATTTTAAACCACTGAAAGATTCACGAATACCCATACTTTTACGAACATCTTTAAACAGAGACATTCCTTGGTTGAACTTTGAAGGCAATCCAAGTTTGAATTGTTCAAAATCATTTGCAGATGCAGCAGCTCTCATCTTTGATGCTGACATTCCAGTAACACCCTCTGCATCTGGATCACGTTCACCAGCAGATACTACTTCAATGTTATCAAATCCATAATATCCATGTCTTGCTTCTACACCATTATATGTGTTTAGTAGTTTTTCAAACTCTGCAACTCTGTCTGAACCAACAACCATTACGATTGATTTGTGTCCTTTGTTGTGTAGTGATACTGCAATTTCAAATACGTTTCTTGATCTGTCTACCAGAATATTTCTTGAATACTTTGGAAACATCTTTTTCATGTATGCAATCTTTTTTACATAGGGCAATGGATCTTTCTTTGGATTTTCAGAATGTGAAGCAAAAATATAAAAAGGAGCACCAACATTTGCTTTCGCAACAGCTGCTACCTTTTCAATCAATTTTTCATGTCCTGTCGTTGGTGGATTAAATCTACCGAAAGTAAATACGGCAGTATCCCCACGAGCTTCTGTTATATCTGAAAAAGTTTTCATCTACTTATCCCAACTTTTGATTGCAGTAAAGTTATTAAAACTAAACTCCATTCTATCAACTAATTTGACAGCACCACCTGTAACTCTATCAATAGCAACATATCCCTCTGGATTTACAACCTTAAATCCATTGGATGTTTTGATGAAAGTTCCAATGCTCTTAACAGTATTTAGTTTCCTTACAATACCCATCTTTGCGTCAACAATGTGGTTTTGGAATGTGATAATATTTGTAAGATTAGTAGTGTGTTTCTTTAGTTCTCTAATTGTTTCTTTTTTCTTATTTTCCAAGTCCTGTTTACGAGCAGGAGTCTTGAGTTTGTCTATGTTCTTCTGAAATGAATCTTCAACCCATTTCAGATAACCAGTAGCATGAGCCTTTGCATTAGTAATCTTTTGTCCTTGTCTTACTTTACTATTGTTGTAAGTCTTTAAAGATGCACCAGCAAGGTTTCCTGTGAAACTATTTTGCAGTGTTAGAAACTTGTTAAGTAATCCAGAGTTAATTGTTCTGAATGTAGAACCAGCAGAAGATAGTGATGCAGTAACCTTTTCGGTTTCGGCTGCAGTCATTGTTGCAGTTCCAGATGTATCTTTATAAGTTGCATCATCCATCCAAACAGTAGATGGTTTCTGCAATCCACTGATATTTGCACCAAATGATGCTTTCATGTCTTGTAATGCACTGCCTGTATATGTGGTGTGCCACACAACACCAACCTTTGCATTTTTAATTTGTTTACCCAAGTCTGAATTCACATCAACTGCATATACGATTGTGTTTGGTTGAAATGTAAGGTAAGACTTGCCATCAATAGTTTCTGTGGATACATCGTCAGTGAACATCAAGTCTCCTTGAAGAACACCTTTTATGCCCAACTTAGAAAACTCTTCAAGTGCAATCTTAAACTTAGAGTTCAATGCACCAGATAAATCAGCATCAATTTCTGAATTTGATTTGTATAGTTTTGGATTCACATTAAATACTGATTTCTTTGCAACAAAGAAACGTCCATCTTCTGGGTCAATACCAGCAAAGATTGCAGGAGCTCCATCCCATTTGACAGTCATGTTTACAGATGAACGAGATGAACCTGCCAACATATCTCTAAGAGAACGAACAAAATTGATAGAACCTCTTGCTCCATCAATTCCGAAATTCAGAATTTCATCTTCGATATGTTCTAGGTGTAAATTCTTTCCACCCTTATCTTCCATGAGATAGTCATTAAATTTTAGCATTAAACAAATCCTTGTATCTCATTTGGAATGGAAGCTTTTACTTTATCAACCTTTATATTGAGAAATCCGAAAAGGGCTTCATACATCTTAGAGCCCATGTTTTTAATTTTATCAAACACCATTTTGATTCTAACCATTATCTTTTTCAGTAGATTACTAAACCAAGTCTTTATATCTTTTCCCATCTTCTTTAGTTTACCTAGTGCTTTTCTAACAACAGCAAACTCATCCAACTGATATCTTTCTTCTACCAACATATTACAAATTTTATCATTCATAATCTCTTCTCTGATTATACCAGCAAGAGTTGGTGTCTCATCAAATGATTGATTATCTTCTGCCAGTCCAAGTCTTAGTGTAGAATATGGACTACCACCAGCAGACTTGTATGCGGCATATACTTTTACTTTAGATGATATAGCAACAACTTTACTTCCAACTGATGGATTATCTGTTAAACCAGAATTTTTTCCATCTGAAGTAACTTCGATAAATTTAGATACTGTTCCTCTGTCTGCATTAAACTCCATACAAACAGATGCTGCAGCTTGTTTGAGTGAAAACTTTTTATAACCAGACATTGCTTCATAAGTATACCACTTTAGAAATTCTGGTTGTTTCTCAAAATTAAGATGTTTCTTTATTTCTTTATTTAAATCCGTGTGAAACTGTTGTGTCTCTGTAAACTGTGCAACTGCTTTTGCATCTTCTGGACTTAAACTTTTCTTAGATTGTTTAGATAATTTATCCAAATTACCAACAGTATGTTTTGTTGCAATCTTTGTAAATCCTTCTTCAATCATTTTTAGAATCTTATCCATCTCTGGTGTGACACCAGCAGAACCCAAATATGAAAGAGCAGCATTATATGTTGCAACTGTTTCTCCCTTAGCACCAGATGCCAATTGAGAGCCTCCAGCTTTTTTCAGTGAGATATTGTATTCTCTATTATACATATCTGTTTTGGGTGTGCCATCTGAACCACCATTAGATATCCAAAAACTAGAGAGATTTGCTTTAGACTTACCTTTACCAAACTGTTGCATTGGTGATTTACCAATTTGTTTCATAAACTCTATTGCAAGTTTTTCACCAGTTTGATTGTGCCAGTCATCGAACTTTTCTGCTTCTGCATCTGCTTCTGCATCAGCACCTTCGTTACCAGTAACACGATTGTAATGAGATGTAATAATGTTTTCCCAATCAGCACCAGATGCTACACCAGCACCCTGTGTTGAGAAACCATTTTCTATCTTGTCTATAGAAAGTTTTGTGAGAGATGTGCCATAAGTTCTTACAAATATATCTTTGAACTCTTTATTATTTTCGGCACGATCACTCTTTAAGAAACCTACGAGTTCTGATGATGCATCAATGGATGGAATTATCTTACCGTTTGTATCGACAAGAGTTCCCTCTACGGCTTTGTCTATAAAATTAACTTTGTTGTTTCTCTTAAAGACATCATCATATTTCATAGCTCCTTCAACAAGGAAGTTTGAAAAGTTATACATTTACGCATTTTCCATTTATACAAATAATTCAATACTATTTATAATAACAGATTATTCGGAAATGTCAATACTGCCTTTTATAAATTTTGGAAGAGGTCTATCACCAAAAGGTTTGTTTTTAGTGATTCGTTCTGATAACAACTCAGCATCTATCTTGTTGTGAAATGTAGACACAATATCATTGGTAGGGAACTCTACGACTTCCCATTTTTTTCCATTCTGTTGTACAAAGTACCTTGGTGCTTTATACTTTAATTTCGATGTCCTTAAATTTCTCATAAGTCTTGCTCTTTCCAAGACCCACTCCGAAAGTCGTTTTATCAAATGCTGGTTCATCTTCCTGTCCACTGTCAATAATGTCATCCTGTGCTTCCTGTTCACAATCGTATAATTTCATTCGTGCTCTGTCAATACCCACAACAAATCTTTTGTTGAGGCCAGGGTCGTTATATCGGTTCTTTAACTGCTTCACCATAATCTGGTTTAGAGATTCTAGTTCCTCTGTCGAGATGAGGGCAAACATGAGGTCTGCCGTAGCAGGTAAACCAAAACTTTCTGATGTATCTTCCAAGCCCACATCTGAATTGGCGTACCCACCTCTAGTCGTTTGTGTTGCCGACATAATTGGTACATTATTTTCAACTGCAAGGCCCCTAAGTTCCTCTGCAATTGCTTTGATATAAAAATACGATCCAACATTTGCATTCCCCTTAAATCTAGAAGATGCACAGATATTCAGATAGTCGATAAAGATAACATCTGGTTTGAATGATTTCTTCAATGCCAGTTCTTTTATCAAACTTCTGAAATGTCCTGTATGAGCAGATGCAGTTGGATATTCTTTGATAATTAACTTTCCGTTGGTCTTTGTTTGTATCTTAGAGAGGCGATCAGTGAACATCTTTTTGGGCAACTCGTGCAAGTCATCCATAGTGATGTTCATAAGGTTCGCATCAATTCTTTCTGCAATCCGTTCTTCTGCCATCTCCAAAGTAATGTATAGAACATTCTTACCTTGCATGAGGGTCGATGCTGCCATGTGACACATGAACAACGATTTACCAACACCTGTGCCTGCAAGGGCAATGTTCAAAGTTTTCTGTGGAATTCCACCTTTAGTAATCTTG